TCCCGCCCGACAATTGGGGTCAGCGAAACACTGCACTCCCACCAACCCCTGCCAGACGGCATTACTTGCCGCCTTCCTGTCCATCCGGCAGTGTTGACCTGTGCGGGTCGATTGAGACGAAGCGGTAGCGGCGGGGTTTTAGGGAAGGCCGGGAGCGTAATGGTCGTCATCGTGCGTTACTCCCAAGCCGCTGCCGAGAAATGCTGGTGATGGTTCGTGCCTCTGCTGCTGCCACGATTGCCGGGGCTGCTTCAAGGATGCCCTGTTGCACCTGAGCGCGCACAGTAGCCGGGTCGGTTGCACCACGAGCGTCAACATTGATGACCATCGGTGCCTTACCCGCATTGGCGGTCTGACCGGACGGGATAATCTGGCCGTGTCGATCCGGGGTGAACAGTTCCGCCCCTTCCTCACCAACCAGATAGGTTTTACCCGGTTCCACCGGACCACCCTTGGCGCGGGCACCTGCAATGCCAGCACCTTTGCCAGCATTGACACCGCCGCCGCCCAGCGCACCGCTGACCAAACCAACGATCTGCTGCACCACATACATCTGCCAGAGTTGGTCAATCACGGCATTAATGATCCCCTTCATACCATCGCGCCACGACTGACCGGCAGTGAGCATTCCCTTGAACGCATCAGAGACGGACATGCCGATGGACTTGTATGCTTCCCGCTGTTCCTCAATGCGACGAGTAGACTGTGCAATTGCATCTGCTTCAGTCGCATAAATCAATGCACTTTGCTGAATCGCACTCAGATACTCAGGCGTTAGATCAATGTTCGCTTGCTTTGCTGCGCGCAATTTGTCGGTTTCGTAGCGGTATGCGGCGAGTGCGACACCCGTCAGACCAATTTCGCCGCGCAGTCGGGACAGATCGAAGGTTTCCAAGTCTGCTTGTCTGATGAGTCCCTCAATGAACGACGCAGACTCATTGGCAGACGAAGCTGCTGCTATCTTACTGGCCTTACCCACGAGGGATTCGCGCAGTGTATCCGTGATCGGGATGCCTTTGTTCATCGCTTCGTTGAGCAATTCCTGATAGGATTGTGCAAATTTCAATTCACGACCATACATACCAATCATTCGACCAGCAGCCTCAATAGAGCCAATCTGGTTGTCAGCTTGCTTATTGAGTTCAATCAGGGCTTGCTTTGTTTCAATCGCCTGTTGCGCCTGACCGATCAAAGCCGCACGACTTTCAATCTGTGCAATTACAGACTTGTCGGTAACATTCACTCCTGCCGACATTGCTGCCGTCAGAAGTTCATTTTTCGCAGCAGCAACCTTTGCTGCTTCACCGGTCAACTCAACAACCTGCGCTTCGCGGTTTAGTGAAGCAATGCGAATATCCGCTTCTTTCATCATGTCCGAAAACTTTTCAGCACTAGATTTCGGCGGCTTTCCACCCTTCTTCTTCCCTGCTTCACGCAACGACGGATCAAGATTTCCGCTAGTGAGACTGTCGATACCTTTGACCGCAGTCTCCGCGTTCTTCAATTCCATTCCGTAATTCGCAACAGACATTGCCAGAGTTTTCCAGCGTTCCTCTGAAACAAAACCACCCATTCGCAACTTATCGAGTGTATCAAGAGTTTTACCGGCGTCGATTACACCACTGATGAAACCAGTCATCAAATCGCGCAAGATTCGATCACCCTCGCGCTCGTTGCGACTCATCGGCTTTAACGATCTGAGTGTCTTTGGACCACCGTAGTTGAAATCTTGAATCGCAGACATTGCCTCGCTGGCTTTGCCCATCGCTTCAACACGCATCACTTGCATTTTCGCAAGTGCCAGATCACGCATTGCATCCGACTGGTTTTTAACCTTTCCGGTAGTCAAGTCCATTATATCACCAAGGACGCCCTGCACATCTGCGAGGCCGTTGCTTGCCCATTCAAGTTTCTTGCTTTCATCGGCAGCACCCAAGAGCGACATTGCATACTGGATCGCAACAGCAGCGGCAGCAGTCAGACCAATTGTGACAAGACTGATCGGACTCACCAGACCCAACAGCGACTGCCCCATGAGTCGGACAGCGCCGCCCGGTCCACCGGCCTGCATCGCAGCATTGGCGAACACCAGCGACATTTGCGAACCCTGCTGCAATGCGATCAGCATAGGGTTCATACCCATCGCAGCGGTCACACCAATGTCCTGAAACTGCGAAACCATGTTGGTCAGGTTCGCCTGCTGCTGACCGGCAGTCTGCCCCATACTGCGCAGCGAGTTGTTAAACGCCTTGGTTCCACCGGACGCAAGGGTCTGGCTGGTGACGACCTTCTGTGCCGCATCAGCAAGCGACAGATTTGCCTGTGCAGCCTTCAGGGCAGCGCTGGTCTGTGTGTCGAGTGCTTGGGCGGCAGAATACGCTGCTGCGGCACTCTGGCTTTGTGCGCGAAGCTGCTTGATTTCCGCAGCCGTGGCACTGCCCGATGCCTGAGCGATCTTCAGAGCGGACGAGGCTGCTTGTGCGTTACCTCGTGCGATTGCAGCAGAGGCAGAGGTTTGCGTTTGTGCCAATTTCTTGGACGCAACCTCTGCCGCCGCCGCTTCGACCGACAACTTATCCAGAATCTTGACAGCCGTTTCAAGGCTACGACCGTCAAATTCTGCACCAAGCCTTGCAATGTCGGTCATTTCTTGGAACTTTCTCTTTGTCGGCGTTCTTCAATTTCAGTGTTCATTGCAGAGCAAAAAGCACTGTCCATTTTTCTCAACAGCGCAAACTCAACTCCGGTAAAATCTGCTTCCGTGAGTTGCTTCCAAGCGAGCCATTCGGACGGTGGGGTCGGTCGGCAAACACCGTCCGAAACCTTACCAACTGACGCCGCAACATCGAAAAACACTTGCCAGAGTTTGATGAACTCGTCTGGTATCGTGATTTCAGGTGCTTCAAGCGGCGCTCCGTCCTTGTCAGTCACACCGTCAAGAGCAAGCCGTTCGTATCTCTCTCGTCTCGTCTCACCAGACTCATCGAAGTAATCGTAACGAACATAGTTCTTAACGGCCTGAATTAACTCGCTTTGACCTCGGTAAAAAAACTTTCGAGTTCACTGAATTGCTCGTCGATCTGGTTGACGATCCAAGGCAGTTCCTCGAAAATTTCAAACACGTTCTTCTGGTTCAGTTCCGGCTTTTCACCCTTGAACTTGGTATCACCTTCCCAGCGCCACCCAGTCATAGCCGTAAACAGGACGAGGTGGCGGTTGCGGATGAGTTCCTCGGTCTTGAGGTATTTGCCCTTTGATTCGATCTGAGCCCGCTTATCACCGATCTGCTTTTTGAGACGAAGCATCCGGTCGTCATCTGGCGACATAAGGCTAATGAAAATACCAAGCGGCTCTTTGGTGGCCGGGTGGATGATTTCAATTTCCTTTTCGACATATTTAATGTCGCTAATATCCATGTTAAAAGTTCCCTTCTATTAACGTATCAAGCGGCAGCGTCCACAATGATCTGCTGCTGTTGCAGAGCCAGAGTATAGACTTCAGTGATGAAATCTTCATTGCGTCCGAACGGAATGCGCGGCCCAGCGACCATACCACGGTTGAAAATCGTGGTCGGGGTGCCGCCGCTGGGGGCGTCATTCAGTTCGATCTTGAAGGCATAGTTGTTCTTGTTGAAGTGGTCGCCAGCAGTACGCAGGATCAACTGACCAGCATCGGCAGGGATGCGCGCCAGTTCAACTTCAGGATCGCCCGCGTTGGACGTACCCTTGGCCTTCTGTACAAACTCGGTGTCCCAAGTATCATAAGAGACAACATTGGTGTTGGTGCCGGTTTCACCGTGAGAACCAACACCCTTGATCTGCACATACGTCAGCGCTTCAAAAGCAGCTTTGTTAAGATCAGAGTTCTGAGCAGTGGAGCAAATATAAAGTTTTGCACCGGAAAGAGTATCAGCCATTTCACATACCTCTTAGGTTAGCGTCACGGCTTTATAGCAGTTTTACCGCCTAAATCAAGTCTCGAATAGCGAATACTCGACCGAAAGCGGGTAGAGTATTTCCAACCCTGCTTCTATCGGTGACATTGATTTTGGTTTATTCAATACAGTGAGCAAACCACTAATCTTGCTGGATTTAGTAAACGAGTTGCCAATCGCACCAATGTAATCAAGCGGTGTATATGATCCACTGCCGTTGTTCGGCCAGTGCAGGATAATTCGCATCACTCCGCGATGATATTCCTCATCACCCCAAGTCGCATCCGAACGGTTGTTCGGAATGAACACCAGTTCGATCCACTTCTGGTTGTCGGGCGGGTTGAAAGGAACACCAAGAAACTTAATCGGCAGAGTCGGAATTGTCGATGCTGCTACTGCTGCAATGACTTTCTGCTGAAGCGCTTGGATGATTTGTTTCTCAATGCTCATTTGCTGCCTCGCTTCAGCTTCTCAGCGTTCCGCTTTACCGTATCCTGCCAGTTTTGAACAGCACCGATCAGGAAGCCGTCATAGGCTTCCCGCACCTGTGCGTACTCTGCCGTCCACCCAAACGAGAGAACCATGCCAATATCAAATTGTGACAGGGCTAGGTTTACGCTCGGTTCGGACGAGTAGATTTCGGCAGATGGGTAGCTGTTCGGCTCTTTGCGTTCACCGCGCGTCTCACCATATGGCATTCCGGTCAGGCTTGCCTTGCCAGACGCTCGTAGGAAACCCGTGTCAACCGGCATCCGACCACCCTTGGCACGCGCCGTCTGAGCATCGTCAATGGTGTCTTGAATGCTCTGGCGCATCACCCTGCCAAGTCGATCCTTGCACTCATTGACCCAGCTATCAACCTGACCAGCGAAACCGTAGTTCCGACTTGCCAGAATGTTCTGGTATTTCTTGCGGGACGGGTCGTTGACTGGTGCGGGTGGCCCAAACATCTCAGACCCCCAACCAATTGATGTTGGTTCGGGCGATGCAGCGGCAAGCGATCACTTCTGGTCCACCCGCGCCAAGCGACGAGTCGCCGGGGTGCATCAGGCGCGCACCAGATGGCGCGACAAACGGTTCGTCCATCCCTCGCACCTGACCATCCATAGCCGCGTGGGACGGGCGTACGCGGCGGTCCCCGGCACTGTCCCAAACCCGCGTCACATCGCTTTCCTTGACCCGCCCTGTCGCCACAACCTGCTTGACAGACTGCCACTCAGCCACGTTGAACGACTGGATGGACTCAGTGCGGGCGATCTGTTCACCACGGTAGCGCAATGCGTTCTGCCGATAGCGCAGCACCAGTTTGTCCACCACATCGCGCGGCAGGGGTTCGCCAGTTTGGATCGCCTTCTGCACGGTTCGATCAAACCGCTTGTCGCGCAACTCATAGCTAAAATAGCGGTCACTGCGCTGTTCCAGAGCGTTGCGCAGCCTGTCAGACCATGTGGCTTGCTGCACCGTCAAACCGATCAGACCACCCACCCGTTGCCCGCTGGCGCGATCCAGACGACCGACAATGTTCAGCGCCGTGGTGCGAGGGTTGACACCTGCCACCATGCCTCGCTGCAATGCGTCTCGGACGTTAGTGCGGGCTTCCTCGGTCAGCCGGGTGACGAGGGTGCTGGAATGATCCCTGAGCCACCCCTCTGCCTCCGGGTTGCGCACATCAAACCGAAAGATAGGGTAGCCGTTGATACGCGGGTAGCCGTCTGACACCCACGCACCAGCCCGCTCAAAGGCAGACTCGATAGCTGCCGTGAGTGGTCGGAGTGCTGCGGCGTTCAATCCGAGAATTTCAAAGGTGCGCTGTGCATCGCCTGTTTCAATGGCGGCGATCAATTCATTCAGGACGACTTGATCGACTACTTGTGCCATTGCCGTGACAAATGCACCGCGCACTTCCTCGCTCATGGCTCGCAGCAATTGTTCAAACGTGATGCGAGCCATTGCGGTGTTACCCTTTCAGGATGCGGTATGCTTCGATCACACCGAGTGCCTGTGTGATCGCGTCATCAAGAGCGTTGTGGTATGTTCCGACTCGTTCGACTTCCGGCCAGTCGGCAAGTTCCATGATCGTGCGGAAATCACGCGGTGCGCGATAATGCCAAGGGTGTGGCAGGTTGCAAGCCTTGTAACAGGCTTTCAGGATTACCTCATCAAAATGCGGACCATTACACCAGAGTGTGACCTCAGCCGTGTCGTGCGCCAGCGAGCGATACCAAGCTGAGAAATCTCGCAGACCTTCATGGAGGTCAACCAGGTCGGTGAACGCACCACGCGCTTCCTCGGGCTGCGATTCCCACCATTCGACGGTCTTTGGGTCGCGGGTCAAGCCTCGGATTTCACCACCGTCAACTGCTTGGTAAAATGACCGCTCGTATCCAACATGGCCGCTGACAGGATCGAAAACCACTGCACCAATGCTGCGAATGTCACAGCCCGGTTCGGTTCCCCACGTTTCAAGATCAAGCATTACGTGCAGCATTTTCATCACCTTCTGAAGATCACACGATATGCCACTGCGTCACCAGCGGGCGGGATCGCACTGACACTTACAATCTTGTGCCGCACACCGTCAAGTTTGATGAAACCGTTGATGGTCGGAACCACACCATCAGCCGTCATGGTCAACTGCTGGTCGCTACCGATGATGTTGGTGCCGTCCACATATTTGAACTGCACACCCCGGACCACTGCGGGCAATTCCGTCTCAACCTCGGTCGGTTCGCCGGGGTTGTCCACCGTGCCGCCGCTGTGCGTCAATGCAACATAATACACGCGCCCCTGCTTGAATTGGTTAATCACATCAGATGCAACAGCGCGCATTTCTTCGTAAAAACTTGCCATCGTGAAAAAATCCTATTGACCATGCGTTGAAACGTGTTTAGCAGCGTTCTGGTCATTAAGACAAGAAGGAAAACAAACATGGCTACCAAGGCTGTTACCCCGGTTGTTGTTGCAACCGCTACCAAGACTCGCATTGCCCCGGAAGTGACCCCGGTTACGACCAGTCTGCCGATTCCCGAAAAGAAGCGCGGCGGTTTCCGCAGTCAGTACGATTTCACGATCCTGACCGAAGTTGGTGCATCGTTCGGTATCAAGAACAAGACTGCCAAGCAGATCAACCCGATTGTGTCGAAGGAAAATCGTCGGCACAAGAACGCCGACAAGACGTACAAGATCAAGTACGAAGTGTTTGACGTTGACGCGAAGTCCGACCCGGACGGTGCGCAGTGCCGCGTCTATCGCACGATCTGATGAAATGATGAGGGGGTGGCCGATGGCTACCCCCTTACCGAA